AATATTCATCTTGATGTATTTAGTAGTTGTAAAATATATGGAGAAGATTTTGAAAAAGCAAATGAAGCATCTTTTGAACCTTTGTATGAGCAAGCGAGAAAGTTAGAAAATGTAAACTACATTGGTTACAAAGAACATTCATTTATACAAAAGTATATGTATCGTTATCATATGTTTGCTTATCCTAGTATATGGGAAGAAACAAGTTGTAATGCAGCTTTAGAAGCAATGGCTGGTGGTTTATATTGTATAGTGACTAATTTTGGTGCTTTATTTGAAACCTGCTCCGAGTTTCCTATATATGTAACCTATGATAAAAATATTCGTAATTTGTCCACAGCTTTTGCTCATGCTATTCGTGGTGCAGTAGCCACGATTCACGAGCCAGAGGTATCTGAACACTTACAAATGCAACAAGACTTTGTTAAAAAGTTTTATAGCTGGGATAAGAAAAAAATAGAATGGACTAATTTTCTTAAAGGTGTACTAAATGCAAAAAAATGATTCTTTATATAACCCTGATGCCAACTGGATAAAAAATAACGATGTAAAGTTATTTGTAGCTACACCAGTGCATAGTAATGTTTCTATACATTATGCACAATCAATTTTTGGGTTACAAAGATTATGTCACGAGAAAAATATACCTATTACTTTACATATGATGCAATCATCGTTAGTAACAGCAGGTCGTAATTTATGTGTAGCTGATTTTTTAAACTCACCATGCACACACATGTTATTTGTTGATAGTGATATATTATTTAAAGCAGAGTCAATTATTAAAATGATTGAAAAAAACCAAGATGTTTTAAGTATACCTTATCCAATGAAAAACATTTTATGGGAAAAAGTATTAGATAAATGGAGAGGTATTCCATCAATGAACTCTCTACAAGCTTCAACATCAGGTAATGTATTTCCAGTTAAAATAAAAGGTGATGAAAACGATATAGAAATTAAAAATGAAATGATTGAGTTATCTCATTCTATGACTGGTTGTATGATGATAAAAAGAGAGGCTTTTAATAAAATGATAAAAAAATACCCCAATTTAACAATAAAACAAAAATCTATGGTTGACGGAGAAACAATAACAAAAGATAATTTTTACAATTTTTTTGATACATATTATGATAATAAAACAAAATTATACTATGGAGAAGACTTTGCTTTCTCAAGATTATGGACTAAAATAGGCGGTAAATGTATGGCTTTAATTACAGAATACATAACTCATGTAGGAGAATATCCATTTAAAGGTAGGCTTATGGATGAAATGGTAGCTACGGGTCTTGATAAGCCAGAGAAAAACAGTTAAACTATAGTAATAAACATTAGGAGACATAAATGGCATTTCCAGTTTTAGCAATGGCAATCGGAGCAGGCATCGGAGCACTGTATACTAAATCTTCAGGGGGATCAAATCGGGACATGATGAAAAACATGTTGTTAGGTGCAGCACTTGGAACAGGTGCAGGATACGCAGCACCAGGAATGTTTGGTTCAGCAGCTGGAGCACAAGCAGCTGGAGCAGCTGGAGCAGGATCAACACAAGCGGCTGGATTATACACAGCAGCTGGTAATACTGCTTATGGTGGAGGCTTAGCAAAAACATTAGGTTTATCTGCAACTCAAGCTAAGATGGCAGGTGGAGCAGCATTAGCAGCACCTATGATGATGGGTGGTGGGGGTAAACCAATGGACCCACAAGGATTTGATGAAGGAGAATATAGTTCTGAATATGATAAATCTAGAGAAAACTTACAAGGTTTAGGTGAAAGATTTGATTATGGAAACCAAAATCAACAACAATCTAATCTTTATAATTATCAACAACCTAATCAAAATTATGCTTATGCTACAGGTGGTATTGTAAACGTAAACACTATACCAAAATTTAGAGAAGGTGGTGTAAACTATTTACCTAGTAAATTAGATCATGATGAAAAAGATCAAAATAATTATGTAAGAGCAGAAGGTTATATTGAAGATGCTACAGATATAGCAGACAAGGACAAAGATACAATGTTAGCTCAATTAGCGGATGGTGAATTTGTAAGTAGAGCAGATGCAATATTAGGTGCTGGTATTATGCAAGGAGCTAATCCAAAAGATTTTAAAGAAATGAGAAAAGAAGGAGCTAAGTTTTTTTACACACAACAAGATCAGTTAAAAAGAATATATGACATGGTAAGCTAATGATGCTTACTGATGACATCTGGGAAATACTACAACCAGCTGCGGAGATTGGAGATGGAGCTACAAGAGAAGATGTTGAACAAGGTCTCAAAGACGGAAACTTTTTTTTATTTGCTTATGGGAGAAGTGCTTGTTTAGCTTCAAGTATAAAGAACACTCTACGTATTGGTTTAGGTGGAGGTAATTTAGCAGAGGTGCAGAAGATAGTAGAAGACATTGAAAAATTTGCAAAAGATAGACATTATAATGCGATTGATATTTTAGGTAGATCGGGTTGGCAAAAAGTTTTATCTGGTTATGATAAAAAAGCAGTTTTATTGCGAAAGGAAATTAAATGAGTTTTATATTTGGAGGAGGCGGCGGCGGTGGCGGCGGCGGTGGCGGTGCCCAAACTGGAACACAAACTAATATTACAAGAGAAGCTCCAGCTATTGAAGGTAGAAAACTTGCTTTATATGATGAAGCAATTGAATTAGCAAAAAAACCTATAGAAGTTCCTGAGTATCAAGTAGCTGGCCCTAGTCCTTTAGAACAACAAGCTTTTAATTTAGCTGGGCAAACAGGTACAGGTACAGCAAATCAAAATTTAGGTATTGCATCTATTTTACAAGGTAATCTTGGTGCTACACAACAACCAGATATAGAAGCTTTTATGAATCCGTACCAAAGATATGTTGTAGATGAAGTAAACAGACAAGCACAAATGAAGGAAAACCAAATATCTGCACAAGCTGTTGAGGCTGGAGCATTTGGAGGTGGTAGAGAAGGTGTACAAAGAGCTGAAAATGAAAACAGAAGATTAGGTCAGATAGGTCAATTACAACAACAAGGTTTTGGTACAGCGTTAACTGCTGCACAATCACAACAAAAATTTCAAACTGATGCTGCATTAAGTGGAGGTCAAGCTTTAATGGGAGCAGGGGCTCAACAAAAACAATTTCAACAAGCAGACATTGCTCAATTAGGTCAAGCAGGTGGTTTACAAAGACAAATAGCTGATAAAACTTTAGCTGCTCAAAGAGCGACAGACGTAGCACGGGCCTACGAACCTTATCAAAGAATGGAGTTTGCTAAAGGTATTATGACAACATTACCAACAGCAGCTTCACAAGTAACTCAATCAACTGGTCCTGGATCTAATCCTTTTGCTCAAGCAATTGGTGCAGGTGTAGGTGCTTATAGTGCTTATCAAATGGTTGGACCAGGTGGTAAAGGAACTGCTGTGGGAGGTAATTAATGGCTGTAATAAACCCTTTTACTATAGCTATAGCTAGGCAAGGAATTAAAAAAGGTCTTGGTGCTTTTGGTAAATATGTTGGTAGAAAAAAAGCTAAAGCTAAAGTAAAAACTGAAGCTCTAAAAAAAACAAAGCTTGGTGAAAAAGGTCTTGGTGCTTTTCAAAAAACAAAAGATTTTGCTTCTGGTAAAGGTTTATCGGGTTCTGGAAAATTTATTCCAGTAAGACAAGGAGTTGGTTATTCTGGTGTAAGAGGAGCAAGAGATATTGCTCAAATGGGAGTTGGAGCTTCTATACCTCTTGAAGGTATTCGAAGTGCAGCCCCTTTATTTACTGATGAAGATATGACAGCTCAAAACTATGCAGGAATTTTAGCTGCAGCTTTAGGTGCGGGTCCTGGTTTGAGGATGGGAAGAGCAGCTTTACAAAGACAAGCACCTGGAGTAGGTAAACTTCTTGGAGGTCGAAGAGGAGAAAAATTTGAAAAAAGGTATAAAACAGATAAGTTTGGAAAAGTTGTAAGAGATAAAAAAGGTAAAAAAATACCTATGAAGGATGAGTTTGATAGAGTAATTAAAGATAAATACCAATTGGATATGGACCCTAAAACAGCAAGACAAGACTTGACTAGACAAGTAGGTGCATTTGGTATAATGGGGGCTACTCCTTTTGTTTTTGGTGGGGACAACGAAAAGGTAACAGAATATCCAGATACTTTACCTGGTGAAGCCGAAAAAGAAGCAGAGTATAATAAATTAACTACAGAGTTAAGTGGTCCTAAAGAAAAAGAGGCAATAGAATTAATACAAAAAAGACAAGGTACTAAAGCAGAATACTCTGAGCAACAAGCAAAAGATATAATATTACAAGCAAGAGAACAAGATGAAGCTAATAAAGTTAAAGGTCCTGAAGAAGGTCAAGTGCCAGATGAACAAGCTGAAGAACAAGCTACTGTATCTGGAGACGAACAACCTCCTGTTTCTGATAGTAAATTACCTCCAGAAGCTCCTGGTACAGGTGCTGACAATGAAACTAATTTAGAAATAAATTCAGAACAAGCTATTGAAGATGCAGATAATACTGCTAAAAACATTACTAATCCAGAAATAACTCAACCAAATATTGTTAATTCTAAATCTCCTTCAGACGTATTTTTAGCAGCAGATGTTAAAGAAAGAGATTATAAGGGTATGGAATCTGCTATGACAAAATATGGTGATTTTATAAAAAGTGAAGAAGGCAAAACTCTTAACTATAAAGAATATATAAAAAGATTTAAAGATATGACTGGAGATGACGATCAAGCTGGTAATATTGCTTTATTTAAATGGGCTATGGGGATGATGACCGGTAGAAGTAATCAAAATGGTTTAGCTGGTTTTATGGATATTGCTGGTACTGCTGGTCTAAGTTTAGGTGAAGATTTAATGGCTATAAACGAAAGAACAAGAGAAGAGAATAGAGCTTTAGCTGGCTCATTTTTAGCATATGAACAAGATGCTCAAAAGTATTTATCTGGATTAAGGCAAACAGAATTACAACAATTATTAGGTTTTGAAGAAAAAGTTCTAAATGATACAATTGCTGATGAAGATAGAGTATTTGATAGACAATTACAAAGACAACAAATTTATTTACAAAAAATGCAAATCATGAAAGAAATCCAAGATAGAAAACAAGACATGATGAAAGCAGGTAAATTACAAACTGTTATTATGTCAGATGATGGGTCAAGATTTGGAGTTAGAAAAGTAGAATTAGGTAGAAATGAAAATGGTAATTTACTTGTAATTGACGAGTTTGTAGATGGTGTACCTACTAATAGAACTATTACAGAAGAAGAACAAGCTATGATTGTTGACAATATTGATGTTGATCCAGTTAGGTCAGGTAAATTATAC